GTTCATGACCAACCCGGATAGTTTTAAAGCCGATGCAGACTCTGCTCAGTTTAGTGTTATTGATAGTTCAGGCATCAATTTTAATCCTAACTACGGTGCTATTGAATTTATGTCCAGCGACAGTGCGGACAACGGTAAGAAGATCACGCTTGTTGGTGAACTCTCGGGACAGGAGTTAACGCTACAGAAAGAGACCGTGACGCTTGCCAGCAGTGTTGAAACCACCAATTCCTGGTCGGCAGTTCATAGTCTCAGCAAAGAGACCACCACCGGATATGTCCAGGTGCGGAATCCATCCGTTACGAGTGATTACTTCTTTTGGCCTGAATGGGAGAATGTCAGCAAGTTTCAGCGGGTGAAGTTTTTCGAGCGGCCAAAGTATGACGCGGCGAGTCCGGTGAACTTGTATATCGTTGGAAAGAAGAAGATCCGCCCGATGGTCGGCGATTATGACACCCCCATGGTTGCGGGTATTGACAACGTGCTGATCCACTTTGCGACAGGCGACATGATGAAACGGTCGCGGCAATTCGGGAAGGCGCAGTTGGAGATCCAGCAGGCAAACAGTCTCATGCAGGTGGCGCGTGACCAGGAGAACAATCAGAGTGCGAAAGAAGTCAGACTCATCCCCGATGTGTATGGGATGGGCTATACTCGAAATGACTTCGGATTTTAAACCATGCCTGTTTATTATAACGATGGACTCGATGACCCGGTTCAATATGACCGGCAAGCGAGTTTCGTTGGCGGGCAGATAAGCAACTTCCGCGAGAATCTTCTTAACGAGAGTCAGGCGGAATCTCTCAAAGACCTGGACACCGAAAAGAACGGCATCCTGAAGTCCCGGCGCGGGTTCCATCGGTTTTCCGATTTGATCGGGACGGTTAGTGGAACCGACACCAACACCCAAGGCTTGGCTTATTTCGATACGGACGCAAAAGAGTCACTGGTTGCGTTTGTTGACGGCAGAATTTATGTAATCAATTCAAGTGGAACGGCTGCCACGGTTGATTCCGAAAACCAGCGAGTAAACAGTTTAACCGCGCAGGTGGATTTCTGTCAGGTGGCGGATAAGTTGTTTTACAGTAGCTACTATAACGGCAGCAACCGAGTCGGTCAGGTGACATGGTCGGGTGCCGCATGGGAGGTGCGCGAAGTCCACGATGGGCCGACCAATTCCAAGTATTTGGTCAACAACGGTTTTAGAGTCTTCGCAGTTCAGCCAAGTGACAACCAGGTTTACGTCTCGGACATTCTTCCGAGTGTGACCGGGGGAGTGGATTCATTGACCATTACCGATGGAGGCGCAACCTATTCGGCGGGCACACTCAGTGCGACCGGTGGAGGAGGATCAAGTTTTGCAGGCACCTATACGGTGGACGGTAGCGGCACGATAAACACAGTTACCATCACAAACGCAGGAACCGGTTACACCAGTTTGCCGACGATTGTCGTAAGTCATGCGGGAGATGGAAACGCAGATATCACCCCGGCATTCACAACCGTCTTCCCGGCTGCCAACGCATTCAAGGTTGGTTTGGGTGATCCGATCACCGGTCTGGCGACCTGGGTGGGGTTCAACGTGGTGGTGTTCTGCAAGAACAGTTGCTACGTCATCGACACCAACCCGGTGCCTGCGACTGCGAGTCCAACCGTCCCGGCAGCTTCCACGTTTAGCATTCGCACCATCTCGACATCGAGCGGTTGTTTGAGTCATGGCTCGATTACCCAAGTCGGGGAGGATTTGTATTATTTGAGTCGCACGGGGGTGCGCTCGATTCGGCGCACGATGGAGGAGAACATGATTGCATCTGATGTGGGTATAATCTCATACCCGATCCAGGATGTGATCGACCAGATCAACTGGGCGAAGGCGGATATCGCGACCGGAATCTGGTGGAACGGACGTTACGTTCTCAGCTTTCCGACAGGAGCGAGTTTAACCAACGACACCTCAATTGTTTATAATACCAACACGCAATCTTGGATGGGTGTGTGGCGAGGTGCGGTGACGATTGCGTCCGGTGTTGAGTCCAGTTACATCAACCCGACTGACTATGCGGTGACGCAGTTCACTGGAGGCAAGCCGTTTTTGATTAGCCTGGATAAGATCGGCAACCCGCTTCAGTACCGAGATTTTGTGGAGGACATCAACGTGGTTGATACGGACTACCAGGACAAGACCACAACGACTTTTGCGGACACCGGTTGGGAAGCAACCACCCGCGCATTCACGTTTGGCGAGCAGATGACATCGAAGGATGCGGAGTTCGCTGAGTTCGAGTTTGACCGTAGCGATGCGGTCATCGACATCGGGGTGTTGTTGGACAACGAGGTGAATGACAATTTGGCGGATGAACTGGACACCGGTTCGGGTGAGTTACGATTGACGTTTACGCTCCCATCGACACTTGGCAGTGGTGCCGTTACGAGGTTCCGTTATTCGATGACGCAGTACCCGGAGTTCCGGGAGTTACAATTTAATTTTAAACAATCCGCCCAGGCGGGAACTGACAGCAAATATCTCGCACTGCGATCCATCCATGCGGGTGGGTTTCTTAATAGTGTGGGGGTGGAATCGTGACCTATGAGGAGAAAGTACAGGAAGCCATGAAACTTTGCGCCAACGGAAATACGGATGCCTGGGGTTATCTTTCGATAATCGCCCGGTCGGCGCGTTTGATTGATGACCTGGTGGATGAACCGAAGAAGTGGGTGCGAGAGAACAGTTACAACCTGGCGCAGTTGTTGTTGGTCGATTTACCTAACAACGCATTTTTTGATGCCAACAAACCGGCGTTATTGCCGTTACATGTGACCAGTTTGAATGCGTGGATCGATTCCAACGAGTGGATGGAGAAAGATACAACGAGAAGAAATTACGCTTTAGTTATACGCGACCAGTTGACCGAGTTGGCATTGTTGGTGGCGTACATTACGGGAGGAAATAATCACTTGAGAAATATAAGTTTAAAAGTTCGGGAATTGTTCTTGAAGGAGGAATTTTAATTATGGGATTGTATTCACCAGATATGCCCGACCCCCCCAGCATTGCCGGGGCGAATGAGGCGGGAGTATGGGCAGACTTGGAGACGGTGGGTGTTCGCAAGCTAATCGCGAACGCAGCGAAGTACGGCAAATCGGTTGACGTTAAAGTGCCGATCTTTGATGCGGAAGGTAACAAGAAGAAAGACGAGGACGGTAACTTTGTTTTCAAGAATGTCACCTACGACTTCAAAGGCTACTCGGACGCGGATGCTACCCGGGAGGAGATGGAGTTTGGTGCCGAGGCAGCCGACTTCATGGCCAAGACGATGCTGGAGGTTCAGCAGAAGTATGGCAAAGACTTCGTCAAGCAACGAATCGAGGAACTGAAAGCCGCTGACCCGACCGGGTACGAGGTTCGTGAGATGCTGGGCGAATCAGCGAAGGAAGACCTCGCCCGAGGCACCGAGTTGTCGCCTGAATTGGCGCGGCAAGTCACCCAGCAGGAGCGGGCCGCGCAGGCCGCCCGGGGGAACATCTTTGGGAGCGCACCGGCAGCCGCTGAAGCGATGTCGCTTGGTGATGCCGGGTTCAGGATGCGCCAACAACGCCTGGCCAATGCCGCCAGTTTCCTGAGCGGCACAACGCCAGTCGCCCAGTTCGGTCAGATCAGCGGGGCGCAGGCCGGTGCTTCACCGTTCAACCCGATGGGTATTCAGTCGGGGATCGGCGTGAACCCCAACGCTGGGGCGCAAGGACAGCAATGGTCGATGAACACTTACAACCAACGGATGAATTTCGCCGCCCAGCAGCAACCGATTGGTTCGCAGTTATTGGGTATGGCAGCGGGAATCGGAGGCCAGGCACTCGGTGGTTGGGCATACGGCAAAGGACAAGGCGGAGATTAATATGAGCGCAGGATCAGCATTTGCGAGTGGAGTAAGAGCGGGCCAGAACATCTGGAACAGTGCGGTACAGAACGCGATGGCGGGCAAGCGTATGGATATGCTTAAAACGCAGTTTCAGTTTGAGCAGACGCAGCGGATGAAAGCACTGGACGATCAGTTGGCATCGGAAAGCACATTCGACAAATTTACGGAATATCTTGCTGACGCAGCCGCATCTGGTGAAATCAATTTTTCTACCCCCGAAGGTCGGGAGCATTATTCAAGTTTAAAGACATCCGTTGAGCCAACCATCAGTCGAGACCCGGCTATCTGGAAACGATATGAGTTTTTCTCGAAAACATTCGAGGAAAAAGAAGGCTTGCCTGTCTTCAAAGCGCATAAACGCACAATCCTCAACATCGGCGTGACCTGGGATCAGTATAATCCGGGAATGCCGCGTCCACAGATTGAAGACCCGAAAACTGGCGAGTTGGTTGATAACACCAACCAGATGGACGAGGAGAACTTCAGTCGGGCGATTGAACGTAAACGGAAGGAAGCTGAGTCGAAATATGGTGGTGGCGGCATGTCGCAGTTTTTCGGTTCAAAACCAAGTGAACTTTCCCCGGGGGTACGGGAGAGGTATATCATTGCCAGAAATAAGTTTTTCGATAAAGCGACAGCAACGAAAGACAATGAGAAGATTGTCGAGGCATCCTATGTCTGGGGTGATGCGCCGAGCCAAGGTGAGTCGGAGAGTCTGGGCAAGTACAAGTTTACGACTGACAGATTAAGCGAGTTGTCGGATCTGCTGAAGAACGAATCAACCGGACCGATGGTGGGGTTCTGGCGGCAGTTTAAATCCGGGTTGGGTTTTGACGATAAAGCCTTATTGATCAAAGCGCAGATCACCAAGATCATCCCCGGTTTGGCGCGTGGTGTGTTTGGTGAGGTGGGTGTTTTGACTGACCAGGATGTTGCCATGTACTCCAAGACGATTGGAAATCTGACTACTCCCGAGGAGGTAAACAAAGCACTCACTGAAGCGGCGATGGACATGGTGGCGCGTGGGTTTGAAAGCAAACTGTCCACGTTGGCGAAGAGCAGAAAGAACGTCTCGGGTTACCTCGATCAACTCAGAGACGTAAAAAAGCAAAGTAGCAAACTCCTCGGCGTTGAAGCACCAGAAGTTCCGATCATCGAGGTTGAGAATTTACCCCAGTCAGGTGCGGTCGGTCTCACTGATGATCAAGCGGCAGCCGCCCGAGCGGCAGCAGGCCCAGATGGTCGGGTGAAAGTCAGAGAAACGGGTACTGACATAATCAGAGAGATCAATGTCAACCCCCCGACCGAGGAGACAGTTGAGGAGGCACCTCCTGCGCCGACAGCAGATTTGGTTCCTGCGCCTGCGCCGAGACCCGATAAATCGCTTGAAGATTTTAATGTATGGAGAACCAAGCATTTGCAGGATTTCCCGCCGCTCAACAAAACCGAGGCCAAAGACAATTCCGCCGAGCGTAGGAAGTGGGAGGCGCGGATTGAATTGTTCAACAATCGACTTGCCGAGGTGGTCGCTGAAAAACGCGGCAGAATTAGCCAAACGTCTGAGGAGAAAAAACTGAGGACGGCAATCGCTAAAGCGGAAGCAGCATTGAAAAAGTTGTAATGCCTGAGACGTTCCAGATTGTTGAGGAT